CGCCGTTATTGTATAAACATTTATACACACTATATTCGTCAGTAAATACATAAAAACTTTTGTTGTATATATCTTTGTCTGTGTCTCTGTACATATTATATATTGTACCACTTATCCAATCATGTCGTGGCGCAACAAAAGAAACGTTATCTGGCGTCACCTTTTTAGCTGCAATTGCATTTCTATGTACATCATAGTGAGATTTTTGAACTGTATCGATAGGGGCTGGTGGATTAGGTTCGTCATCCCATGGAGAGCCTTTACCCAAAACAGCATACAATATTACTGATTTCTTACTATTTCTGCCATCTGATGCATTTAAAGAATCAATAAATGCCTTTGCACTATTAATAGAAATTTCTTTAGTAGCAAGTTTATAAAGTGAAGCCATTATCCTATTGATCCTGTATTATAGAATATCTCTGCAGAAGTTAATGCGCCTTCTGTCCAAGTAATTTTTGTGTTTGCGTTTGTATTATTTATTACTATATTTAGCGGAACTGAAACAAAGTCTCCAGAAGATAATTTGATAGTCATAATATCTCCATTAGCGAATTGCGATAGGAAAGAACTTCCTGATCCTGAAATACTAGAAGATAAATTAGTAATAGAAACTGTTCCTGTAGCTTTTGATAATTTGTCATTATCAGTATCAGCAGAAGTTGTCATATTAACATTACTTTGTAGAACATATTTACCAAACAATCCTTGGCCAGCAGGATGTACTAATTTTAAAAACACTTCTTTGTATTTATCAAAAGGTAAAGCAGAATTAACTTCATATGCATATTCATTATAATATTCGTTATCTGCTAAGTATCCTCTTAGTGAAGAAACATGTGATCTATTTGTTGCATAATAACCTTCGGTGTTTGCAACATTTTTGATCGACAACGTTCCTACAGCTATTGGGTCTTGATCATCTTCAGGCTTTCTTTCGGCGACCATGGTGACTCTTTCTTCTGGTCGGTATCCAAATCCTGAGTCTAATGGCGACACAGATGTCACAATTCCGTTAGCACCAACGCTGGCTGATATCCTAGCATTGTCTCCTAATATCCCATTTTCAATGATATCAATAATTTTAGCAGAACCACTATCTATAACTGTTCTGCTGTCAGTAGTATATGGGACATACTCTTGGTTCATAGACTGTACAGTGATGTTTTCATTTAATTTCCAAGCTATGTTTCCTGGAGTTCTTTGTTGAGCTCTTTGGAAAACTCTTATCCAAGTTTCATAAGTACCATTAGCGTATGAATTAACAACTGGAGCTTGATTATTTAATCCAGACTTGACATCGCCGATTGCACCTGAAGTGCCACCGATAATCTTATCGTTAGTATCAATCTTTTGGTATTGACTGTTTCCTGTTAAAAAATTAGGATCATTCGTCTCGATTTTTAAAAGGGTGTCAGCAATACCAAGGGTTGCGATATCATTCTCTCTCATTCTAACTTTTGGTGCTATACTATACCCCGCACCACCTAAAACATTAGAAAGTCTCGAGACAGTGCCGAAGGTTGTATTCTTAAATATTAAAGAATCAATCAATTTAGTATAAACACTTTCAGTCAAAACATTTGATGTAGAGTTAGTTGCATTACCCACAAGAGTCAAATGATAGTTATCTAATACAGGTTCATTTTCAATAAATCCCTTTAGAGGACCAGTATCAAATTCTGAAGAGATTGAAGATTCGTTATTGGAAGTGACGACTAAAGTCAACAAATCCCTCACATCGCTTGGGTTCTCAGCATCAGTATATCCGTTTGTTACTGTAGTTCCAAAAGCTCTAACTGTTGCTTGGGCTCCAGAAATTTGACCCTTTAATTTAGTACCTAGTTGAATGGTAGTATTATTTGCGAAAAATCCTAATTGCAAAACATGATGGCCAATAGTATTAGCTTCGAAGCTTGTTACCGTTCCAACTGTTGCCCCTGCAGAAGAATGTAATTTAACATTTTCTGTGGCAGTAAATTTTTTGTGTGTGTGGGCTTTAAAGTACGCATCACCGCCTGAATTATTAATAATTGTAGTGATGATTCCATTCGCTCCAGAGGTTTGGCCAAAGATAGAATCGCCTATTACAATATCGGCGGTGTTTGCAATTCGAATAATTGCATTCGCCTGTTCATGGAAATTTTTTCTTGTTACTTCTTCCCCATATTCTGGAAATCCATAATGAGGACATCCAATAGGAGTATTGGCATAGGTAGACATTTGCCCTGTAGATATTTGTGGTCCAAGATCACCAAATATATTATTTCCACCAATAAGGTTGGTATTAACAGATATTGCAAAAGTGTCGACTATATCTTCTATATCAATCTCAAACCCAGCTTTTTCATATCCATCGCCGCCTATAAATTGAACTTTAGTTCCACCTAACTCTGATGTTGCTGTATATCCGGATCCACCCTCTACGATATCAAAGGAAACTACACCTCCACTTTTCTTAATAGATGTAACAACACCCTTACCAAATATTCCGTTCTTCTCAGAAATAAGTTTAACAACATCTCCTTTTACATAATTTGATCCACCTTGATTAACTGTGATTTTATTGATTCCAGCTTCAATAATAGGTGAATGGCCACCAGATGTTCCTTTAACTATGACAGGCTCATCATGATTAAAATCGCCTTTAATATTTGAAACTACAATTTTCATAATGTCACGAGAGCGAGCAACTACTTTAATTACATCTTCAACAAGAGCTTCTGCTTTGGATTCTGTTCCTTGGATAGTTCTACCAACAAACTCATATGTTTCTGGAGTATATGGACTGAGTAAATATCTTTCTTTCCTCCAATCTCCATCAGAAACTTTTAAAATTTGCTCTCCAGGAAAGTAAACTTCAACATCTTCGTTATATAGAGCACGAAACAAAAGCTTTGCTGAATTCAAAGTTCCTCTGGAAGAATTAAAATCTTGTATCTGTTTTGCTAATAATCTTTTGTCTGCAGCAATATCTGCAGGAAAGTTGGGCAATAAAACTTTTCTAAAGTATACAAAATATTCATCTAATGTGTCATTAATATCTTTATAGTTTGTGAGATTACGCAAAGCATCAGAAGATTTACCAGTCTGTTCTAAATATTCATAGTATGCTTTAATGAATTGTAAAAATTTTGCCCCTTCTTCCTTATAAAAAGAAGGAAACTGATTTTCTACAATCATAGAAATCTTTTGATCTAATGCCATATTAGTTCTCGCCAATAATAGTTACTTTAGCGTCTTCAGAAGAAAGTAACAGTATTTGTTCTCTTACTGGTTTGACATCTAGATTTTTCGGTTGCCCATCAACCTTAACTTCGATACCAGAGTATGCAGAAGGTTTAAAATTCTCGACAGTCAATATTCCGGTTTCATAATCTACTTTTCCTGCGTTCCTAATCACATCAACCCTAACAGAATCCGAATATCGAAATATTCGAATATTACCAAGTCCATCATCATCGAAATAACTTGAGCTGCCGTTATATGTAAACTCTGAAGATTCTATTGTTCCTGCCGTCAATGAATTATTATATTTTAGAGTAATTCTTTGAGGTCTTTGAGTATTTGGAGTAAATCTCTTTTGGATTTTTATAGAAGATTCATTATTAATGATAGAATTATCTATGTTATCCAAAGCTCTCAGCAATTTTGAAAACCTTAATCTGTTTTCAAATCTTTCTAGATTAGTGGTAGAAAATGATGTTATTTCATCAAGAACCAATTTTTTGATATCACCACTTTTTAGAGAAGTTTCATTTTGATTGTAATAGGTTTTGATATCTAAAATTATGTAAGTAAAATCTGGATCAATAATTACTGGTTCAATAGAAAGCATGCAGCGAGAAGCTATCGAATCTTTAATTTGCGATTTTCTCTGAACTGTCGTGAATAGCTCATTGATAGGCTTTACTGCAATATAAACCTTTCCTGGAGTAGGAGGATCGAAATTTTCCCCACCAAAAGCAATAACAGAATCCAGATCAGACTGCTCATTCAATAATATTCTTTTAAAATCTTCTGCCACAACTGCCCTGTTTTGAGTTTGATAATTTCTAGGGGCATTAAATTTAATACTTTCTACACTTTCAACTTCTCTTCCACCTGTTGCTGCATCAACAGTTGTGACTGAAACGCTAGTGTAAGATTTATCAGTAGAAACTTGTACTGGAGAAAAAGACTTTGCACCATTAGCGGCTGACGAATTATTGACAAGATAATCAATAATTACAATATTGTCATTTTTCAATTCTTTTCCAAGAGATCCAGAACCAAACACAATTTCATATTTTCCGTCTGAAGCTTCTTCAACAAAATATATTGGAGTTGTAGATTTTATTTCAGAAATATTTGATGCCACTTTAAAATCTGTCGATGTTAAATCAACTGAAGAATTCTGAACCTTTATTGAAATAGAATCTGTATCAACATTTTTATTTGGGATTATAATTTTAGTTTTATCGACAGAAGAATATGTTACTCTATGCGTCAGTGGGGTTCCTTCTTTAATCAAAGTATCTGCAGTGAACTGACCATTAAGGCTGTCAATAACTAAATCTTCTGGAAGGACGAAAGTGTAGTTTACATTATCAATCACCGAACTGAATGTGGAATTTTTTAGAACTGTTATCCTAGTTTCTGTTGACGCCACTCCATTAAAAGACAAAGAAACTGTAGCTTTAGATCCACGTGAAGAATTTGGAAGATATCCCAATTCTCTCGCTCGAGAGACAACTGAATCTCTCTGTTGTGCTGTGTCTAAAAACATTTCATTGGCAACCATATTTGTATAATATGAGTTGTAATGCGTATTGTATGCTAGAACATCAATTAATGTTCCGATTGTAGAACCCTCAAAATTAAAATCTTTGAATTCATTTCTTGTAGAAAGATAAGTCTTCAGATTATTTCTGATCCCATCAAAATCTAATTCTGTTACTTTAAGATATGTATTTGCATCTGCCATTATCTTACTCTCTCTAATATTACATCTAATATGACTGGATCTGGATCATTCTGTATCATAAATGCAACTGAAACAGCCAAAGTATGAGTTTCTTGATATTCTTCAACCTGAACTGCAATGAGATCTGCTCTTGGTTCAAAGTTGTTTATTGTTTCCTCTATAGAATCTTCCATCAATTTTTTTGTCAAGGATGTAAAAGGTTCAAATAGATAATTTCTGATTCCGCAACCAATTAAAGGTTGGAATGGTCTTTCGTATGCTTCTGTGAGAATAAGACTTTTGACAGACTGACGTACTGCCTGTCTGTTTGTTTTCTTCGTTAAGAATCCAGTAATGGGATGAGCTGTGAAGCTCATATCTATGTCACTGAATATTTCTTCTTTTGGTTGAGGCATTTTTTATCTCTTGTATTTCTTTTCTTCTTTCAGTACATAATTTAGAAATTTCAACAAGAGCTTTTCTTGCTCTCGTGCCAGCTGTTTTATTGTTATTATCGAAACTCTCACTTTCACGTACATACGTTTCAAAGAGGTTTACCAAATTATCATGAATGTTCATAATTTTTTCCTTGACGTTCACTTCAATTATAGTATAATAAGACTGTA